CTTGCAGCCATGATAATTTACCTCGTTTCATAATATCAAAGATAGTTATTTCGTGATCCGCAAAACCGCCCATTCAATACATGTTGTGGACGCCTCGATAGTAATCGCTCCGGTTGCATTGCGCCATCCGACCGTGTTTCCAAGCCAGAAGGCCGCCGTCTCAGAGACGCCCAACACGTAGGCTGCGATATTATTTGTGCGGTTGTATTGATCAGCCACCGTATAGAGAGATACATCAGCTACGGCGTTTGCGACTGAGCGGATTAAAAGCAATTCCCGCCCCGTCGAAGTTACTGAATTTATGACATTCGCCCCGCCCGCCGCCGTCCAGGTGATATCAAGATCATCGGCGGCGACCGTCGTGGGATACGGGCCGATGGGCACCTGGATTGCAATAGAGTTTCCGGTCGTTGCGTAGGCGGAAATAGCGAGCACTCCGGCGATTACAATCAAGGTAAGTAAGTAAAAAATTCCGAGTCGATCTTTCATTTCATATTTCCTTTCAAGCCGGATTTACCGGAATGGTGTACGCCTGGGAGACGCCATAAACTTTTATCGCTTCCTCATAGCCGTCGATTCCTGCTTCCTCGATGGTAATCGCGCCAACTTCCGCGCCATCCCATTGAGTCCCTTGGAATGCGTCCAGCGAAGCCAGTACCGCGTCGGCCACCTCGTGCGCATCCTTATACTTTTCCGCGAAAGAGATAATTTGAACACGGAAATTGTGCAGGCCGCTGAATCCTTGATGCGATTGCGTCGGCTCCGTGTTCAGGATCACGTAAACTATCGCTGGAAACTTACATCCCTGCTGGGCGATTACTGGATAGATTCGCTCTTCTACGCGCTCCGCAATGACTGCGTTCGTCGCCAAATGCCTACATAAATAATCGCCAAGAAATCCCGCCATCAGAGCGCCGCCTGCCTAGTTTTTGCCTTGATTTTTATCAATGCTTCCCGCGTCGCCTTAATGACTTCCGCGATAACCGCCGCTTGGTTGCGCTCCAGCGCGGGAACCATGAATGGCCGCGCCGTTATTGATCCCGTCCCAATACGCCTTCCTTTGCGTTGCAAAAACGCCAATCTTTTTCCGTGAGACGGCTTGGTTCCGAATTCCAAGAACCACCCATAAAATGCAGTCCCGAAAGACAGCCCAGCCTTGACGGTGTTTGCCGTTCCTTTTCCGCGCCGCGCCTTGATTTTCTTGAATAGAGGGCCGTATTTTTCCGACATTTTACTACGGACGCCTTCCGAGCGCGGGGCATCCGCCCGCGCCGCCGTCTCTACTATTTTCGCCCCCCAGAACAGGCCGGTTCGTAGCGCATTTTTGGCGACTCGCGGGACTTCTTCCCGCAAACAGGCCATAAGCTCGGGGCCGCCGATGAACTTCATGTCGAGATTGATATCCGGGGCGCTCATTCTCTAGGCTCCTGCGCCGTTGCGCTTATCAGCAATCCCGCCCGGCCGTCCGATTCTACGATGGAAACGATGTCATAGTAATTTTCGGAGGCCACGGGATAATTGATTCTCATTTTCGTATCCAAGTCTTCGCGGCGGCGGATTCGAAATAGCGCTGTTGTCTCTGCGTTGACTTGTTGCGCCGCCTGAAATTCCCGGCCGCGTTGCTCTACTAATTCCGCCCAAACTCGCGCCAGCATTTCCCACTGCGGGGCCGGTTCGCCGCCGTCCGATTGGCGAACGGGCGTCTGTTGAATCTCGATCAATTTATCGAGCCGCCCGGCTATCATTTGAACCGCCAATCGCGATAAGGAGCACAAAGCCACTCAACCGTTTGCGGAATCACGTTGACAATATTTCCAATATTTATGCTTTCCCTATGCTCGAATAAATGGCCGATCAAAAGCAACATCGCTTGGCGGATTGGATCGGGAACGCTGGCCGCCGTTGCGCCGTAGCCGCTCACAAATTCCAGCGTCACGGCGTTAGGGATAACTCGCGCAACCGGCCACGACCCTTCATAAATTGGAACGATCCGCCCCGGCGTCGAATGTTTATCCACCGTAAAATCGGTATTCTCCGTCAACGTCTGCGCCGCGCCGTCCTCGTCCGTGTAGCCGATGGACGTAACGGAAATGAGCGGCGTTGGAACGACTTCAATAGCCGCGTTGTCGTCGGGGAAGGCGTCGAGATACGAGTACCATGTCTGTGTAATCAGGGCGCGGTTCGTATATTCTTCGATGCGCATTCGCGCCACGGCGATAAGGAGATTAATAAGACTATCCTCCTCAGTCCACGTTACGCGGATTTGCTCTTTCGCTTCCGCCAAAGTCAACGGCTCAACAGTGGGAGCCGTCTTAAGGATTCGCGTCATTTATTCTCGTTCCATTCTTCCGCCGGATTCATATCCGTCGTTTCGATCTTACTCTTCCCGCGTTGCCGCGTTCTCGCGGTGGGGATTTCCGGGATGGGTTGCGCGGAGACTTCTTCGATGGTGGCCGCGCCCGCCCGAACCAGATTGTTCGCGTATTCATCGGGCAGATCGTAGGATTGCCCGGCCTTCAATACGCCGCTTGGATCGGCGGCTAATTGCCTCATTATCACTTTCATTTCGTCACCTTATCCATATCGATACTGTTCCCGCTTTGATTTCCCCGGCGTTGGTCACATGCAAGATGAGCCGGTCGTTTGCCACTGTTCCCAGTTGCGTCGCGCAGTCGATGTAAGCAGTAGCTGTCGATGACATATTGGCCGCCCACCCGCGCATGAGATCGATTCGCTCCGCGTCGTAAATGTAAATATCGTGGGTGGCCGCCGGGGCGCTCGCGCTGGACGGGATGGACGCAACGCCAAGAACCTTGCCGCTGTAAAATCCCGATGTCATATCGATTGCTTCGCCGTTTGTGTCGGAAGTCCAATACCATGTTATTTTCTTGACGGGCGAAGCAACATCTTCCGTCCGCGTCACGGTTCCTACAGCGGCGGCGCAAATCGCAATGGCCAACAAAAGCCCAATAATTCCGAGGCGTTTCATGTTAGTCCTCCAGAGCCATAACGGAAATCGTAACCCCGCCTGACGCCGGGGCAGACGAAAGCAAAATATCTACCGCGCCCGCGAGGGGCGTATAGCCAACGATGTATGTATAGCTCGTCGATGCCGTGATTTTCAGGCTCGGAAAAACGATATCGTCGGCGTCGATAGTATCCACTTGAAACGATATAGTATTGGCGGTCGTTGTGGAAATCGTGTTCGTTTTGGCGTAAAGGGCGCGGTTGCCGTGAATCATTAGGGCGGAAGTCGCGAAGGACGCCTGTCCATTGGCGGGAATCGTAAGGGTTCCGGTTATCACTTCCGCTTGCGACTTCGTCGAAGAAACGACCTGCGCCGTAGAGGCGACCGTCGATCCTGGATACGATCCGTCAAGATAATTAAGCTCGGTCCCGGAAGACGAAACGCTCGTTCCGCTAACGTACAAAATGAGGTTAGAGGGAATCTCCAAACGGTTTGTGACCGTCACTTCGGAGATGGAAATTGTTGAGGATAAAACAAGCGCTTTAGATGCAGTCGATTGGCCCGGCGTGACGCCAGAGACGTAATTTATATTTGTGGCCGATGCGATAAGCGGGCTGCCCTGAAAGGTGATAAATCCGCCCGGCTCCAAATCGATAACGCCGCCGGAGAGAACCTTAACCACGCCTCCGTTATCGACAACTTGTCGGTCGCCGTTCGAGTCCATGTAAATTTTTGTGACGTATTGCGCCGCGCCAAACTGCACAAACGAAAGTACGCCGAGAACCATCAGCACGGCCAAGAATCCAATATACTTTTTCATGTTTTTCACTCCTTCTGGCCGAGGCCATCATTGTTCTGTTGAGCGCCCGGAAAGGATGAAAACCGGGCGCTCCGGCAGAAAAATGGGGCGCGGCGAAATTCCTTATGCGGTTCCCGCAATGGGCGAAATGTGAATCTCCGAAACGATCGTACCGGACACATTATTGTCGACCGGCATAACATGCGCTCCGCGCTGGATTGCATAGCACGATCCAATCGTTGAGGATGTACCGACAACAACGAGCAAGAACAGGTAGCGATAAATCGGTTTTACAACCTCAACCGCCATTACTCCATTATTGGCTTCCGATGCGACTTTTGTTCCAACGAGGTCGGCGGCGTCGGTTCCGGCGGCAACGTCCCCGCCCTGCACTTTTATGTAATTGTTTACGGCATTAAAGGTTCCAACCGAGGCCATGAAAACCACATCGTCGAATTGCGCCATGTCAATAGCGGATCCGGTGATGGTAGTCGTTCCGGCGCCGGTATAGTTGATCACTTTCGTGATTTTGGAATCATTGAGAATTTGGCTCATTTTGTTTACTCCTTTCTCCGGGGCTTAACCCAGTTTCACCCGCGCGAAGGCTTCGCTCAGGACGGGCATTCCATCGAAGGCTAAGTTTGAAAACTCCAAACCGAGTTGATTAGTCGCGACGTAGAGCTCGCGCAAAACCTGGAGCCGCATATCGACGGCGTCGGCGCACCAGTAATAAGAATAATCGCCGAACATGCCGACATATTGGCCGGTCGTGAAAGTATGCGGCGCGAACTCCGAGACAAGAATCGGCTTGCCGAGAAGCATGTCTGGCTCGCCCTCGCTCACGGAAGCCCGCCAAATATACTGGCCTTCGCCGTCCTTGAGTTTATTGAGCAGCTTGAGCGCGGTATTATGAAACAGCCAGCGGCAGCCCGGCCAGTACGGCTGGCGCACGGAATACTTCGCCTCGATCAGCCCGTCGAATGTGGGGGAGGTTGCCGTATTTCCCGTGCTCACGTCGCGGGCGGTTCCAATTCCGTTGTCGGACGCGGTAAAGATTCCGAGAGGTTGGTTGGCTCCCGATCCTGTGAGATAGCCATTCTCAAGGGTCTTCTCTAGGGCGAAAGAAACGCGCCCGGATACGTAGCCCTCGATATCGATCTTGGGAGAGTTGGCGAGATCGCGGGATACCTTAATGATTTTGTTTTTGAGTTTCGTCGGCGTCAGCGCGCGCTTGCCAAACGTCAAGCCGGTATCTTCTTCCGCCGTCGTTAACTCGCCCGCCGCCCAGGAGAACTCGCTAATATCAGCGTCCTGAGACGGGAAGCCGAGCGTTTCGCCATAGGCGCAGGGGTACTTGGTGGCCAGGGCGCGCAGGCCGATGACCTCGTCGATGGTCTTTATCATGCGGTTAATGAACGTCTCGGACGCCGTGATAAATCCGCCGCCAAGATCGTTGTCAACCTGCAGGACGGTTCGATGCTCCATCGGCAGATCATTAATGCCGCGCCGCATGTAGGCGTTGAATGCGCTGCGGTATTCCTTGCTGGCCCGATGACTCCCGCCGGGCGTGACTTCCGTGTCGGGAATGAGCGCATCTTCCGATTTTTCGAGGCTCTTGTCGGCCTTAGTTTGCCGGTTGCGCGCCTCGATATCGCCTTGGAGTTTTTCGGCGTCGGATAGCATTTCATCCCACGCCTTTCGCTCTTCGAGATTCATATCGCGCTTTTCGGCATCGGCTTTTTCGAGAATTTTTCGAGCGCCGTCAATAAGCCCGGCGCGTTTTTGCAATATTTCTTGGACTTTCATTTTTCAACCTCCAGTTGGAGAGTGGCGGCTTCAAGCAGGCGAAGCCTGGCGCGCAGCATCATCGATCCGTTCCCGGCTTCCGAGTGGGCGCACGATTCGGCGGCTACCGGCTCCGCTTTGGCGTCGGGTTCGTGAGACTCGACGCTATCGGCAGAGTGGACTTCCCGCCCGTCCGGCTCTGAAGTGGTGATGGTTCTATCCGCTTTGCGCGTTAGCCCGCTGGTTTCAAAAATCGCGCGGGCTTGAATTTCTGTGGTTGGATATGCCGGGAATGTTACCGGCGAAGATTCGTATAATTTTGCCTCTTTTATTTCTCTTAATGGTAGTTTTTCTGTGTCCTCAAGATCGCTCCAGTCGGCCTTCAAAACAGAAAAACCGATTGACATCCCCTTAACGACGCCGCTATTGACCGACTCGAAAACATCATCCGCCCATGAGGTATTGTTGAGTTCGATTTCAACATGCAGGCCGTGTTCGTCTTCGCGCAGCGCCAGGGTTCCCGCACTCTTGCGGGCGAGTGGCGCGCCGGTGTCGTGATTCCAGAGAGCGACTTGGTCGTATTCCTGCAATGTTTTCGCAAAACTGCCCTGTCGAAAAACCTCGCGGAAATACCCGGCGATGTCAACCTCTTGATCGAACACGGCGGTATAGCCCACAAGGCGGCGCTTGCCATCCTGATTATCGGCTCGCATTTCTTGTAATTCAAAATCGCGATACTCGATCATTTTCTGACTGTTTCGCGGTTCCATTGGTCTTTCCTTGCCCTGCATTTTGGCTTGGGTAATATGGCGAGATTACCATATTCGACGGCTGTAAGTACTCATCGCCGCCTTCGCGCGGGTTCATGTTTTCGAGCTCGCGGACTTCATTGGGGGAGCGGACGCCCCATTGGATCGATTGCGCATGAGTCGCCCAGCGGGCGGCGCTATCCCCGCGCAGCAGTGAATCCAAGTTAAATTCCGCCTTGTAGGTTTCTTTTTCGGCGTCGGAGAGCAGAGAAAACCATATCTGTTGCTCCCAATTTACCGCGTGGGGCATGAGAGTGTCATAGACGTACTCGATTGATTGCTGTTCGATGTTAGAAAATGTAGCCCGCTCCAAGTCGCCGATCTTATAGGGCGGAATGCGAAAGATCGCCGCGATTTCCCCCCGGTTGAATTTCCGCGTCTCCAGGAATTGCGCGTCCTCGTTCGTGATCGAAATCGGCGTGTAGGTTACGCCCTCTTCAAGGATCGCGATTCGATGGGCGTTGTCGCCCTGGTAGAGGTCTTCCCACGATTTACGGATATTCTTTCCGGCTTGATCGGTAAGTTCGCCGGGGTGCGAAAGCGTGGCGCTGGGGCGCGCTTGGTTCTTAAAAAACGCCGCGCCATACCGTTGGGCAGCGATGCCTTCCCCGATTGCTTCGCGCATTGCAGTTATAGGGGACACGCCGAGTAGGCCGTTATAGTCAAGGTTGAGGCCGCGAATATGAAAAATCTCGTCGGCGGGCACCTGGACTTCGGACCCACCCTTAATGCGCAACCAGTATTTGAGCGCGAAGCTGTCTTGCTCCGTGCGGATATGGCTAAACGACCAGGGGATCAATTCCTCCGGCCGCCCGCGCCCGTCGTATTTTATCCAAGCATAAAAATTGCCGCGCAACAAGATAGTAGCCTGTGCGAGTAAGCGAAATTGATAGGATGTCTGTTTGGAGTTTGGGCGATATTTCAGGAGCTGATAGAGGGGATGATCCTTCGCATGGGAGCGGGAATTGTCAGCATCTCTATCGCGCCGGTAAAGGATTAGGGGCACCTTGGCGATATCTTGCGCCAATACGTTGATGCAGTCCCAAACGAAAGAGAATTGGATAGCGCTTGAGGCGGTAACATCGACGCCAGACTTCGTCGATGTTCCAACGCCGAACCAGTCGGCAAGCGTGGAATCAGTCATTGGACGCCCCGCGAATACCGCCGAGCGCCAGGCCATTTTTGCCGCATGGATGGAAGCCCGCAATCGATCTAACATGACCCGATCATAGCGGGAATCGCGTAAATTATAGGGAGTGTTATTTAATGGTTGCTATTAGTAGCAGTATTTTTTTCTATGGTGGGAAAACGCCTATTGCATTTAGGATTTTTGCATCGCCGATAACGTATTATCCTGCGCATTTGCCTGATTGTGTTCTCTACCCCAGTTTCAGATTTACACCAGGGGCAGAGGATACCATTTTTTTCTTCCTTTTCTTCTATTGAGTTCATGTTGTCGCTAGCCCCTGGGTTTCATATTTTGATTTTTTCTTGACCGGAACGCGCATCTGCCCGTCAAGCGCCATGACAATCGTTACGATTCCATCGATTTTTCCTTGACTATTCGCCTTATCCGGCCTGAGATTGCCGTCCACGTCTTGCCGGACGGCGACGTTATTGGCCATCCATTTAAGGATTGGGTTCCCGCCGTGATGGATTTTCTTCTTGAGTAGCCGCCTATGAAACTCATTCATCGCGGCGGCGTAGGCTTTGTATGTCGATGCGAAAGCGATTAATTCTGGCTTGCCGTTTAGCGCCTCCGTCAACTCGCTGGATAGCCCCGCCCCCTGGAATTTCGCATCGACATTTATTTCCCTTACCCGAAACCGCTTGCAGTCCTCCAAGATCGTGCGCTTGACATAGGCGTAATCGATCGCATCCCCCGGCGTTGCGGTTAACACGCCCTCACGTTCCCATGCTTGATAATAGTCTCGATAGCGGTTGCTCCGCGCCTCCAGCCTTGCCTCTGGGCACCAGAAGCGAACCAAAACATCACACTCTTCCGGGTCTTCCTCTCGCGGGAAGAGAAGACAGAACGCCGTTAAATCCGAAACGGCGGATAGGTCAAGCGCCGCGTAACACGATTTTCCCACGAGCGCCCCCTCGTTTACTTCGCCGCCCTGGCTATTCCAGAGGTCAAGGTCGATCCAGCGATCTACCTGCTGCGTCCATACGTTGAGATACTTTCGAAGAAATGTATTTTGGCTCGCGGGCGAACGCCGGGAATTTGTGTACTCGTCTTTCAAAAACGATAGCTTGGGGTTGGTTCCGAAATTCGGATTAGCCTTTTTCCAGGTTGCGACTTGATCCCATTTATCATCAGCGTCAACCGTGGAAATAAAGGCGAAGAGCGAATCGTTTTTATGGATGTTTTTTAGGGCGTCTTCCGCCCGTTCATGAACTTCAAAGCATATTGATTCCCTATCCGTCCCCGCCGTCGTAATGACAAATAGCAGTGGTTGCGCCCGCGCCCCCATGCCGGTCGCCATCGTGTCATACATCTCCCGCGTCTTGTGTTTATGCAGCTCGTCGATACAAACGCCATGCGGGTTCTTGCCCTCCTCTGAATGCTCGTCCGATGACAGTGGTTTGAACGATGAATTGGCGTCCGGGATGCACATATTATGCGTCAGCGAGACGACATACTTTTGTAATTCCGGCGACTTCTTGACCATGCGCAGGGCTTTCAGAAACACTATCTTCGCTTGATCCCGCGTAGTGGCTACCGTGTAAATCTCCGCGCCGCCTTCGCCGTCGGCGATGAACATATAGAGCATAACCCCGGCGGCGAAAGTGGACTTACCGGCTTTGCGCGGCACCTCAATATAGGCCGTGCGAAAGCGGCGCGTTCCATCCTTGCGCTTCCAACCAAATAGATTCCAGAGGATAAATTTCTCCCAGGGAGATAGGATAAAAACCTTATCCATCCATTCCCCCTCGGCGTGATGGAGATAATCGAAAAAATCAATAGCATGGTTCGCGGCGGCTTCATCGAAATAAAGCCCGCGTTTCGCGCCATTTTTCAGGTCGGATAAGTGACGCTCGACGGCCAGGCGGACCAACTTACAGGCAATTATCTTTCCGCTCTGGACGCCGCGAATATATTTGTTTACATCGGTCTTATTGGACATAACTCACATATCTATTCGACGGATACAATATTTATCCGCTTCGCATAATGGCATTAAATATCCAATACTCGTCGGCCCGTTAACTTTTTTATATCTATCGTTATTACTATTAGATATCATCTTTATGAGCCATTTGGTCGAAAATATCCATATCGTTTTTTCGTCTCCAATAACAAATAACCAAGAATTGTCCCCGCGCATAACCCCACTGGGTATGTATTCATGATTGTCGGGGTGAGTTTTTTCGGCTATTTCCAAATAAAGATTTCCTGTTATTCTAAAATTTCCGTCTCTTTTTATCTCTGCGCCAAGCATGTTTTCGCCGCGTTCGATTTGATATCTGCGCGATGCGTAGCCAACAACAACTATGCCGCGCATGTATAATTCGTGAGTTACGACATCCTGAAATTGCAGACCAATCTCTAGTTGCTCCTTGTAATACCCGTTGTTATAGCGATGACGAGACTCTTCAGTTTTGTCAATTACCGAAGCAGGAATAACAGTAATGGAATAACTATCCAGATCATCCCATAGATTCATTGCCCCACGCCTCCCAGTTTCTTGGAGGGACGCCGCGAGCAAACAGTTCAATACGCGGCCCCAAATAATAAAGAGCGTCGATAATTTCCCGGAACACTTCCGGCTTCCGGCTATGTTCCGTTCTCTCTATCGACTGGACGCTATCGTATAATTTATTGTTGTCCGGGACGCAACTTCCGCGAATGCAGATAAGCAATACCTCATGGCGCACCGAGTTGTAATGCCCCATGTTATGCTTGATCTTATCCCACACAAATTGCGCCTTATATTTGAAACCCCATGCCGATGCAAGACTCAACGCATCCTCAAGTAATGGGCATGTCGCCCAAATAAACAAGACCGAGTCATCCGCCGCTATGCCACTAACTCCCAATGCCTTTAACTCCGACAGTGTCATTGTTGGATAGTGGCCATCAGCCGCCCCGGTTCCAGTGCCATACTCTCCCTTTACTGCCTGTTTGTCGTTATAACTCCAAGGCGGATCGGCATATAGAACGCGATATTTTCCGGTTGGAAGTTCCTTTACCTTCTCCTTAACTTCGTCCTTTTTCATGGCGCGATGGGCTTCGGCGGGTTTCATCTCGCCTTTGCGCACATGCTCCGCTAAGTCAGGCCGCTCCGCTGCGAGCCTGTCGCCCCGCGCCACCGCCCCGGCGTTCGTCTGGGACGCGGCGGCTTTGGCTTGCTTGCCGGGTTCGCTCTTTGGTGGAGAAGGTAGTAGGACACTCTGTCCTACTACCTTCTCCAGTTTACGCTCTTCACCTTTTGGCGCATAAGGGACTCCTCGCATCGCTTCGCTCCGCTTCCGGTTTGCCTCTTCCGCGATGCGCTCGCGTTCCGCTTGCCACGCTTCGCTATTCTCATTACAGAACTTCCAGATGAGATAACGTTGCTCCGCCACCAGGTCGCGCCGCTCTCCGTTCAGGCTCCAAACATACGCCCACGGATCGCCAGCAAATGACTTGGTTATTGGCTCTATTCCCAACGCAATACAGGCGTTGTAGCGGTTGCGACCATCCAGGATCATGCCATCCTGGATGGTTATAGGCTCTCGCTGATTATGTTCTTTGATATCTTCGCATAATTCCATGAACCGCTTGCCATCCATAAGGGGGAAGGAGTCGGCTGCTGGATGAAATTTTAATTTATTCATCATTTTTTCCTCGACAAAAATTCCTCAAATGCGCTTTTGCCTTCCGGCTTTACGCCCTTTAATCCCGTGCGATCGCTCGGCGTCATGCCAAACTTCGCCGCGATTTGGCGCGCCAGGCCGCCGTACTCTTTGGCAATGCCGACTTGGGGCCATTTGCCAACAAGTTTACTCTCTTTATTTTTGACGTAGACCATGCCATTTTTCTTAAGAAAGTCCATCGCCTCCTGATAGCGAGCCTGCATCTCGCAATAGCGGCAAAACTCGGAGACATCAGCG